CAGTGACGTCGAGCGGGCCCGTAGCCGTGTCTGAGCGGCGTATTTCACCTGTTCAAAGGCTTTTCCATCCCTTGATTCAGCGGCTGTCTACGGCCGTGAGCAGACAGCGGGACCCCATCGAAGCGCGCGGCGACACGCGGCGCGTTCGTGGCGGGCCGCACCAGCGACACGCTGGTGTGCTCACGCGTTTGTAGGCGCCCGAACCGTATTCGATGCGGCAAAACCCGGCACGGGTACGGCCGCGATCCCGACACGGGAGGATCTGATATGGCGCGTAATGGCGGTCCTGTGCCCAAGCGCAGTGATCAGCGGCGCCGGCGGAACAAGGTCGAGATTGACCACGCGCCGGTGACGGTGTCGCCTGATGAGGTCCGCGGGCCTGACTGCCCGGAGGAGCTCACGGGACTTGCGAGACGCTGGTATGACTCGCTTCGCAGGTCTGGTCAGTCGGTGTTTTACACCGATTCGGACTGGACGGCGGCGATGGTGATCGCGAAGGCGATTCAGCGGTTCGAGGAGCGGCCGACGGCGCACATGCTGACGGCGATCTTGTCGGGGTTTGGTTCGCTGGCGGCGACCGAAGGGGATCGACGCCGGTTGCGGATCGAGCTGGAGCGGACCTCCGGCTTTGATGAGGACGAGACCGCGGCGGTGGTTGCTCTCGATGAATACCAGCGTCGTCTCTCCGGCTAACCGTCTAGTCACGCTGCCCGAAGGGCTTCCGAAGCTGACCCTCGGTTGGGAAGTGGTGCGTTGGGCCACCAAATACCTCAAGCAGCCGAACGGTCCGCGGGCGGGGCAGCGTTTTGAGTTCACTAACTCGCAGATCCGGTTTCTTCTGTGGTTTTACGCGGTCGACGAAGACGGCGAGTGGCTTTTCCACCACGCTGTCCGCCGCCTGGCCAAGGGATCTGGTAAGAGCCCGTTTGCGGCGTTGTGGGCTTTGGCAGAGCTGACCGCGCCAGTCCGGCTGAAGGACTTCGACCCGCAGATGCCTGGTGGGTGTGTTGGCCGTCCGGTTGAGATGCCGTGGGTGCAGATCGTCGCCACCGCTGAGAGCCAGACGAAGAACACGATGCGCATGGTGCGCGCGTTCGCACCAAAGGGATCCCGGCTGGTTGAGGAGNTCTGCCTGGACCCGGGGAAGACCCAGTATTTCAAGGCGCCGGAAGGCACTTTGGAGCAGATCACGTCCTCCTATACGTCGGCGGAAGGCGCGGAAGCTACGGCGATCGTGGGGGATGAGACCGAGCATTGGAAGCCTGGGAACGGCGGTACGGAGCTGGCAGCGACGCTGGCGGACAACCTGGCCAAGTCCGGGTCTCGGATGCTGACCACGTGTAACGCGTGGGTTCCTGGTACCGAGTCGGTTGCCGAGGCGGACTGGGATGCGTGGGTTGCACAGGAGGAGGGCCGCACCCGCAACAAGTCGAAGATCCTCTACGACGCGCGGATGGCGCCGCCGGATACGGATCTGGCGGATGAGAAGTCGTTGCGCCGTGCGTTGGAGTTCGTCTACGACGATTGCTGGTGGGTCAACCACAACGCGATCATTACGCGGATCTGGGATGCTCGGTCCCGCCCGGACGATTCCAAACGGAAATACCTGAACTGGCCGACGGCCGCGGAGGACGCGTGGGTCACCCCGCAGGCGTGGAGCGCGCTTGCGGATCCGGCGCAGGTCGTCGCGGACGGCGAGGAGATCGTCGCGTTTTTCGACGGTTCCAGGTCGCGGGACGCGACGGCGTTGATCGGCTGCCGCGTGTCGGATGGGCACGTTTTCACGATCGGCGTGTGGGAGCCGGATCCATCCCACGATGACGAGGATGTGGTGCCGGTCGCCGAGGTGGACGCCACGGTGGAGCGAATGTTCTCCCGGTGGCAGGTGCTGGCGTTCTTCGCCGACGTCCGCGAGTGGGAGGGGTTTGTCAAGGTCACGTGGCCGGAGCGGTACGCCGACCGGTTGCTGATCTACGCGCAGCCTTCGGGGAAAGAGCCTCAGCCGATCGCGTGGGACATGCGTGGTCACGTGTATGACTTCACGCAGGCGTGTGAGCTCACCGAGACGGAGATTTTGGAACGCCGCTTCACCCATGACGGTGATTCGCGGGTGGCCCGGCATGTGGGCAATGCCCGGCGGCGGCCGAACCGGTACGGGGTGTCGATCGGTAAGGAGTCCCCGGACTCGCCAAAGAAGATCGACGCCGCGGTGTGTGTGATCGGGGCGCGCATGGTGCGGCGCCTGTTGCTGGCGTCCCCGGCGTGGTCGCAGCGGACCAAGGCCAAGGCCCGGACGGGGCGTGTGTATGGATTCTGAGATGGCGAGGGGGTGACGCAGGGTGGCCCTCTCGGAATCGGAGGTCCTCAAGACCGCGGAGACGTTGCTGCGGTTGCGGGAGCGTGAGCAGCCGCGGCTTCAGAAAATCTCGGCGTACATGCGGGGNGAGGCGTCCAGCGTGTACGTGCCGCGGGGTGCGCGGCAGGAGTATCGGTGGCTGCTGAANCGCGCCAAGGTGAACGTGTTGCCGCTGGTGGTGACGGTGGTCGCCCAGTCGCTGTATGTGGACGGGTACCGGCCGGCGGGTGGGGATGAGAACACCGCGGCGTGGGGGTATTGGCAGGCCAACCGGATGGATGCCCGCCAGCACGGTTTGCACCGGGCGGCACTGAAGTACGGCATCGCGTATGCGGTGGTGTTGCCGGGGGATCCGACGCCGGTGATCTCGCCTAAGAGCCCGCGGAGGATGACCGCTTTTTATGGCGATCCGGTGGATGACGAGTGGCCGGAGTANGCGGTGGAGGAGACCACCCGTGAGACGGTCAATGGCCGGGTGCGGGTGGTGCGGCTGTATGACTCGACGCACCGCTACCAGCTGGAGCAGGAGTTGAGGAGCGGCGGAAGGCTGCGGCTGGTCGGCGCGCCGGAGGAGCACGGGCTTGGGGTGTGCCCGGTGGTGCGGTATCTCAACGGCGAGGACCTGGACGGGGATGACTGCATCCGCGGCGAGGTTGAGCCGTTGATTGAGATGCAGGACCAGCTCAACGCCACCACGTTCAACCTGTTGATGGCGCAGCAGTACGCCGCTTTCCGGCAGCGGTGGGTGACCGGNATGGCGCCGGTGTTCGATCAGGACGGCAACCCGATCGAGCCGTTCAACGCGTCCGTGAGCCGGTTGTGGGTCGCGGAGGACCCTGACACGCGGTTCGGTGAGTTCGGTCAGACCGACCTGTCGGGGTATCTGTCGTCGGCGGAGGCGACGATCCGGCACATCGCGACGGTGTCGCAGACGCCGCCGCACCACCTGCTGGGGCAGATGGCCAATCTGTCCGCCGAAGCGCTCGCGGCAGCAGAGGCCGGTCTGCAGCGCAAGATCGCCGAGCGCAAGTCGAGCTTTGGCGAGTCNCACGAGCAGNNNNTNCGNCTGGCGTCGCTGGCCGCCGGCGACCGTAGAGGCTGGGAGGACGTGCACGCCCAGGTGGTGTGGCGGGACACCGAGGCCCGCGCGCTCGCTTCGACNGTGGACGCGCTCGGCAAGCTGGCGCAGATGCTGCAGGTGCCTCCGCAGGAGCTGTGGGAGCGCGTGCCGGGCGTCACCCAGACCGACGTGGCCCGCTGGAGGGCCGCGGCGCAGAAGGCCGACCCGCGCGCGCTGCTGGGGGAGATCGTGGACCGGCAGATGCGGGACATCCCCACCCCGGACGAGCGGGAAACGCCACCCCCGCCCGAGGATGATAGGGAGTCAGTGAATGCCCGCGGCTGAGCAACGCCGCCTCGCCGCCCAGTTCCAAGCCGAGCAGAACCGGATCTCGGCGATCTTGACGCGGGACGTCGTCACCTTGCTGACGGCGTTGCTGGCGTTGGCCGACCCCGACGGGTCATGGCCAGCTTTGAAGATCGCGCTCAAGGCGTTGATCCGGGACCGGCGCAGCCTGTCGGCTCAGTCGGCGGGCCCGTACTATCGCCGGTTGCGCGCCGAGGCTGGAATACCGGGTGAGGTCGCTCTTGCTCCGCCGCGGGAGCTGACGGAGGAGCGGCTGGACCAGGCGTTGGACAGCGCCGGGCTGTATGTGTACCGGCAGTCGCTGCGCCTAGGGGCGCACCCAGAGCAGGCGCGGGACCGTGCGGGGATCACGCTGTCGGGTACCGCGTCCCGCCTGGCCCTTGAGGGCGGCCGGGACGTGATCGAAGCAACCATCAAAGCCGACGATGAGGCGATCGGCTGGGCACGGATCAGCGACGGCGACCCGTGCGCCTGGTGCGCCATGCTGATCAGCCGCGGGGTGACCTACCGGTCCGCTGTCACTGCTGGCGATGTCAGGTATGGCGGCGAAAGGNATCACGATCACGACGGCTGTCAAGCGGTTCCAATTTTCGATCCGAACAGCCCTCTTTTGGATCAGGCTGATGAACTCTATCAGCAGTGGCGGAAGGTGACTGCCGGGCATTCGGGGGCGGAGGCGCGGCGGGTGTGGCGCCGGTATTGGGAGCACCGCGACGACGAGGCGAGCGACGAGGGGAGTGAAGGTGGCTCGCAGCGCTGAGGAGATGCGCAGACTCGTCAAGCAGGGGAAGGCGATGCGGACGGCGGCGGATGATCCGCGGCCGGGTCGTTTCCCGATCGCCAACCGTGAGGATCTGGCTAATGCGATCCGCGCGGTGGGCCGGGTGCGGCCGCCGACGGAGGAGGCGCGGGCGAAGGTGCGCCGGTACATCATGCGCCGGGCGCGTGAGCTGGGGGCGGAGGACATGATCCCGCCGACGTGGCGCGCCGACGGCACCCTCAAACCCAGCTAGACGATCTTTCTTTTCCTTTTTTCTGGCCGGTCCAGCCGACATGGCAGGTCCGGCCTTTCCCATTTCCATGACCGTATTCGCCCCGCCGGCACGGCCGGGGTGTCCCGACACGGGAGTGACGACAGCACATGAGTGACCAGCCAGAGACGGTGGAGACCGCCGCTTCGGCCAGCGAGGACGCGCAGGCTGAGCAGATGCTGGCCGAGGCCCTTGCTGGTGACCGGCAGCAGGCCCCGGAAGCGTCCGCAGGTGAGCAGCCGGTCGACGGTGGTGAGGCCAGGCCCGACACGGGCGGACAGCAGAGGGCCGAGCCCGAGGTCGACCTGCAGGCCGAGGTGGAGAAGTGGCGCAGGTTGGCGCGCAAGCACGAAGAGCGGGCCAAGAAGAACGCCGAGGCCGCGGCGAGGTGGGCTGAATTCCAAGAGTCGCAGCTGACCGAGCAGGAGCGGTTGCAAAAGCGGCTGGAGGAGGCCGAGCGGGCGTTGGCTGAGGAGCGGCGTACGCGTGCCCGGCTCGCGGCGGCGCAGGAGCACCGGCTGCCGATGGAGGTGCTGGAGCTGCTTGCCGTCGATGACGAGGAGGGGATCGGCGAGGCGGCGCGGACGCTGCATGAGGCCATCGAGGC